ACGGTGACATTATTGAAATCTGTGATAACGACTATGCCGGGACCATGACCGGCGGACGTATCCTGTCCATCGATGCCGCCAGCCGCACCCTGACACTGGACCGTGAGGTGACCCTGCCGCAGACAGGTGCCGCCACGGTGAACCTGATTAACGGCAGCGGTAAGCCGGTGAGCGTGGCCATCACTGCACACCCCGCGCCGGACCGGATACAGGTCAGCACCCTGCCTGATGGTGTGGAGACATACGGTGTATGGGGACTCTCCCTGCCGTCACTGCGTCGTCGCCTGTTCCGCTGTGTCTCCATCCGGGAAAACACGGACGGCACCTTTGCCATCACGGCGGTGCAGCACGTGCCGGAAAAAGAAGCCATCGTGGATAACGGGGCGCACTTTGACGGCGACCAGAGCGGCACGGTGAATGGTGTCACGCCGCCAGCGGTGCAGCACCTGACCGCCGAAGTCACCGCAGACAGCGGGGAATATCAGGTGCTGGCGCGCTGGGACACGCCGAAGGTGGTGAAGGGCGTGAGCTTCCTGCTTCGCCTGACCGTGGCAGCGGATGACGGCAGTGAGCGGCTGGTCAGCACGGCCAGGACGACAGAAACCACATACCGCTTCACGCAACTGGCGCCGGGGAACTACAGGTTGACAGTCCGGGCGGTAAATGCGTGGGGACAGCAGGGCGATCCGGCATCGGTATCGTTCCGGATTGCCGCACCGGCAGCGCCGTCTCGGATTGAGCTGACACCGGGCTATTTTCAGATAACCGCCACGCCGCATCTTGCGGTTTATGATCCGACGGTACAGTTTGAGTTCTGGTTCTCGGAAAAGCGGATTGCTGATATCAGGCAGGTTGAAACCACAGCCCGCTATCTTGGCACGGCGCTGTACTGGATAGCTGCCAGTATCAATATCAAACCGGGCCATGATTATTACTTTTATATCCGCAGTGTGAACACCGTTGGCAAATCGGCATTTGTAGAGGCTGTCGGTCAGCCGAGTGATGATGCATCAGGCTATCTGGATTTTTTCAAAGGCGAGATAGGGAAAACCCATCTGGCTCAGGAGCTGTGGACGCAGATTGATAACGGTCAGCTTGCGCCTGACCTGACTGAAATCAGGACGTCCATAACGGATGTCAGCAATGAAATAACACAGACCGTCAATAAGAAACTGGAAGACCAGAGTGCAGCGATCCAGCAGATACAGAAGGTTCAGGTTGATACAAATAATAACCTGAACAGCATGTGGGCAGTGAAGCTGCAGCAGATGCAGGACGGACGCCTTTATATTGCGGGTATCGGTGCCGGTATTGAGAACACCCCCGACGGCATGCAGAGTCAGGTGCTGCTGGCAGCAGACAGGATTGCGATGATTAATCCTGCGAATGGCAACACAAAGCCGATGTTTGTTGGTCAGGGCGATCAGATATTCATGAATGAAGTGTTCCTGAAATATCTGACGGCTCCCACCATTACCAGCGGCGGTAATCCTCCGGCATTTTCCCTGACACCAGACGGGCGACTGACGGCGAAAAATGCGGATATCAGTGGCAGTGTGAATGCGAACTCAGGAGCGCTCAACAATGTCACGATTAACCAGAACTGTACGATTAAGGGCATGCTGGAGGCGACCCAGGTCAGAGGGGATTTCGTTAAAGCTGTATCAAAAGCCTTCCCGAAAAAAGTCGGTACGTGGGGTAACACGGAAACACCAAACGGTACGGTTACAGTCACCATCAGCGATGATCATAACTTTGACCGCCAGATTATTATTCCGCCCATTATTTTTAACGGTATAGCGTATGACGATCCGGGGAGCGGAAATAACCCAGGAGGCACGCGATACACGGGGTATGGTTTTGAAGTTCGCAAAAACGGCGTATTAATCGCATCCAGAGAAACTAAAGGGGCCATTCCCGGTAGTTACAGTGCAGTTATTGATATGCCTAGTGGTGGTGGTAGCGTCACTCTGGAGTTTAAGATTTTCCAGAAAGGCAATCAGGGGGCAGGCAATATCACCGACTGTACGGTGATTGTGACCAAAAAAGCTGCTTCCGGCATCAGTATTCGTTGAAATATTTATAACCCCAATAAAGGGCGTCAGGAATGACGCCTTTTTTATTGCAGAAAAGCGAGAGGTAATTATGCGTAAACTTTATGCCGCCATTTTGTCCGCAGCCATTTGTCTGACCGTATCCGGTGCGCCTGCATGGGCGTCTGAGCAGCAGGCCACGCTGAGCGCGGGGTATCTTCATGTCTCGACGAACGCTCCCGGTAGCGATAATCTTAACGGGATTAACGTGAAATACCGTTATGAATTCACGGACACGCTGGGGCTGGTGACGTCATTCAGCTATGCAGGAGACAGGAATCGCCAGATTACCCGTTACAGCGATACCCGCTGGCATGAAGATTCCGTGCGTAACCGCTGGTTCAGCGTAATGGCGGGGCCGTCTGTGCGCGTGAATGAATGGTTCAGCGCGTATGCGATGGCGGGAGTGGCTTACAGCCGTGTGTCGACTTTCTCCGGGGATTATCTCCGCGTAACTGACAACAAGGGGAAAACGCACGATGTGCTGACCGGAAGTGATGACGGTCGCCACAGCAACACGTCTCTGGCGTGGGGGGCTGGCGTGCAGTTTAACCCGACCGAATCCGTGGCCATTGATATTGCTTATGAAGGCTCCGGCAGTGGCGACTGGCGCACTGACGGTTTCATCGTGGGTGTCGGTTATAAGTTCTGATTAGCCAGGTAACACAGTGTTATGACAGCCCGCCGGTTCAGGCGGGCTTTTTTGTGGGGTGAATATGGCAGTAAAGATTTCAGGTGTACTGAAAGACGGCACAGGAAAACCGGTAGAGAACTGCACCATTCAACTGAAAGCCAGACGGACCAGCAGCACGGTGGTGGTGAACACGGTGGCCTCTGAAAATCCGGATGAAGCCGGTCGTTACAGCATGGACGTTGAGTACGGTCAGTACAGCGTCATTCTGTTGGTGGAAGGATTCCCGCCGTCACATGCCGGGACCATCACCGTGTATGAAGATTCTCAACCAGGTACGCTGAATGATTTTCTCGGTGCCATGTCGGAGGATGACGTCCGGCCGGAGGCACTGCGTCGTTTTGAACTGATGGTGGAAGAAGCGGCGCGTCACGCTGAGGAGGCGAAGAAGAATGCCGGAGAGGCGGAGACGTCCGCGAGGAATGCCGGCATATCAGCCAGTCAGGCAGAAGAGAGCGCTGCAAATGCTGACACTTCAGCAGGGGATGCATCGGAGTCAGCCCGGCAGGCGGCAGAAAGTGCAGCCGCTGCAAAGCAGTCAGAGGATGCGTCCTCGTCCTCGGCTTCTGCGGCCGCTCAAAAAGCCAGTGAGTCATCACAAAGTGCAGCAGAAGCTGAATTGTCAAGAAAGACGGCAGAAAGTGCAGCCGGTAATGCAGCCAGGGATGCAACGACCGCAACAGAAAAAGCCCGGGAGTCAGCAGAAAGCGCACAGTCAGCGGAACAAAGCAGGATAGCGGCGGAAGAGGCCGTAAACCGAATCCCCACCGTGGTGGGACCTCCCGGGCCAAAGGGGGAACAGGGGCCCGCGGGTCCTCAGGGGCCGAAGGGTGATAAGGGAGAGCGCGGTGACACCGGCCCTGTCGGGGCAACCGGCGAACGGGGACCGGCAGGTGATGCTGGTCCGGCAGGCCCGCAGGGGCCGAAAGGTGACAGGGGAGAGCGGGGAGAGACCGGTCTGACGGGAAATGCAGGTCCACAGGGTCCAAAGGGAGATACCGGTGCGGCAGGCCCGGCAGGCCCACAGGGACCGAAAGGAGAAACAGGTGCGGCTGGCCCGGTGGGGGAACCGGACCTCAGGGACCGAAGGGCGACCCGGGGGAGACACAAATCCGTTTTCGTCTGGGGCCGGGAAACATTATTGAGACAAACAGCAATGGCTGGTTCCCGGATACAGATGGCGCACTCATCACCGGACTGACCTTTCTTGCCCCCAAAGATGCCACACGGGTTCAGGGTTTTTTTCAGCATTTGCAGGTCAGGTTTGGTGACGGGCCGTGGCAGGATGTTAAGGGGCTGGATGAAGTGGGCAGTGATACAGGCAGAACAGGAGAATGACATGAATATTTTGAGAAAGCTTATGGAGCGTCTGTGTGGTTGCGGAAAGCATGATGACTGTGAACACGGGCAGTCGCTTACAGTACAACTGCGACTGGGGCCGGCAGACATCCTGGAGTCAGATGAGAATGGCATTATTCCGGAGCAGGACAGGGTAATCACACAGGTGGTGATACTGGATGCGGATAAAAAGCAGATACAGTGCATGGTAAGACCGCTGCAAATCCTACGTGCTGACGGGAGGTGGGAAAATATTGGCGGGATGAAATAGCCGACAGCTTCACAAAAACCGGAGTCCGGCTCCGGTTTTTGTTGTCACGTATGGGGGATGTTTGTTACAGCTATTTAAGTCTGGAGTTCAAATTAAAATAGGGAGCTTTGTTATGCCATTAACCTCAGATATTAGATCACATTCATTTAATCTTGGGGTGGAGGTTGTTCGTGCCCGAATTGTAGCCAATGGGCGCGGAGATATTACAGTCGGTGGTGAAACTGTCAGTATTGTGTATGATTCTACTAATGGGCGCTTTTCATCCAGTGGCGGTAATGGCGGATTGCTTTCTGAGTTATTGCTTTTGGGATTTAATAGTGGTCCTCGAGCCCTTGGTGAGAGAATGCTAAGTATGCTTTCGGACTCAGGTGAAGCACAATCGCAAGAGAGTATTCAGAACAAAATATCTCAATGTAAGTTTTCTGTTTGTCCAGAGAGACTTCAGTGCCCGCTTGAGGCTATTCAATGTCCAATTACACTGGAGCAGCCTGAAAAAGGTATTTTTGTGAAGAATTCAGATGGTTCAGATGTATGTACTTTATTTGATGCCGCTGCATTTTCTCGTTTGGTTGGTGAAGGCTTACCCCACCCACTGACCCGGGAACCAATAACGGCATCAATAATTGTAAAACATGAAGAATGCATTTATGACGATACCAGAGGAAACTTCGTTATAAAGGGTAATTGAAATGAACATTACCCTTTATTTTATTTAATGAAACATCCTGCAAACTGATATGAATTACTGAATGAGGTTTTTATGCCTGTTACCACCTTAAGTATCCCAAGTATATCTCAATTATCTCCTGCAGGAGTACAGTCTTTGCAGGATGCTGCCAGACTTGAAAGTGGAATAAGAATATCCATTGGTAGTGGCCAATATTCTGTTCACTATGTCCAGCTACTGGATGGATTTTCAGTTGAACCGGTGAGAGGAGGCTTACTGGATAGGCTATTGGGGCGTGAGCATCGAATGGAGAGAAGGGCTGTGGCTCTGGAAAGGCAATTAAATGGAGGTGTCGATTTTTTAAGTAGTGTTAATAACTATTTTCAGAGTGTCATGGCAGAACACAGAGAAAATAAAACAAGTAATAAAATATTAATGGAAAAATAAATTCTTGTTTATTTAGACCTGATTCTAATCACTTTTCTTGCCCGGAGTCATTTTTGACATGCCCGATAACGCTGGACACACCTGAGACTGGGGTGTTCATGAGAAACTCACGAGGTGCTGAGATATGCTCTCTATATGATAAGGACGCGTTAGTGCAACTTGTTGAAACTGGTGGAGCTCATCCTCTGAGTCGAGAACCTATAACAGAATCAATGATTATGAGAAAAGATGAATGTCACTTTGATGCAAAAAGAGAAGCTTTTTGTTGTAAGTGATAATTAA